AACCTGGTTTCAGCAAGTGCTATCTGTAGAAGATACACGAGCTATACCCATGTCAGCCGTTGACGAGGAACGGGCTTCGGGTATGCCAGAAGAAATGATACAGCAAGAATTTTTCTGCTCATTTGACGCGCCACTCGTAGGATCTTATTACGGTAATCCAATGGCTCGTCTACTTGCAGACAACCATATTACTAAAGTACCTTATGAACCCACGTTAGACGTGCATACAGCCTGGGATCTAGGCGTTGGTGATTCAACAGTAATCATCTTCTTCCAAATGCACCATAACGAGATACGAGTGATCGACTATTATGAAAATGAGGGAGAGGGGCTAGCTCATTACGTAAAGATTGTACGCGAAAAAGAGTACGTCTACGGCGATCACATCGCGCCCCACGATATTCAGGTCCGAGATTTCAGTACAGGTAAATCTAGGATTGAAGCAGCACGAGAACTAGGTATTAGATTCCGTGTCGCGCCTAATCTACGTGTAGATGATGGTATTGAAGCGGTCAGAAACATATTGCCGCGTTGTTATATTGATGAAGATAAATGTGCACGGCTTATTGAAGCATTGCGCCAGTATCGTAAAGACTGGGACGAGAAAAATCAGTGTTTCCGCGACCGGCCACTACATGACTGGACATCTCACCCCGCTGACGCGATGAGGTATCTAGCACTAGGGATCAGGGACCGCATTAACAGGAATAACAAGAATTTGCCTAGACAGGCTGAGGGGGAATATGCCATCTTCAGTCAATATTAGGAATATGGAGCTAAATGACTTTGATCAAGTCATCTGTTTAGCAGCAGAAGCTCACAAAGAATCATCGTATGCCCACCTTGACTTTGACATACAAGTGGTATACGAAATGGCCCGTGTATGGGTAATTAATCCCGAAATATACTTTTGTAAATTAGCCGAAAGCGAAAATAATAAGATTTTTGCGATGTACGTCGGTTACATTTCGAGTTATTATTTCGGTAAGGACCTAGTAGCATTAGACTGTTTGCTCTATGTTGATCAGTCAAAACGTGGCGGCTTAGCTGCTGTTAGATTGATTAAAGAGTTTGAAGAATGGGCTTTTGCAAACGGTGCGAAGGAGATACGGCCTGCGTCGTCGACCGGTGTAAAGACTGAAGAGACACGTAAGTTGTATGAGGCCCTAGGGTATGATACCATAGGGAATACATTTGTAAAAAGGAGGTAACCTATGTGCGGAGGCGGCGGTAGACCAGCACCACCACCACCAGCTCCTACTCCACCTAAAGTGGATAATGAGGACGTTAAGAAGTCAGTAGAAGAATTGACCGATGCTGAAAAGGCTCGTAAAGGTCAGAAGTCTACTATCTTAACCGGCGGTGAAGGTGTAGAAATGGAGAAGATCAAGAAGAAGAAACTTCTTGGTGGAGCTTCAGAAAAACTTGGTAACTATTAATGCATGACGACGTCAATCAAATAATCAAGCGTCTTGAACAGCTTGAATCTTGGCGTGCTCCGTGGGAAAACCTCTGGCAGGATTGTACTGACTATGTCAATCCTCGCCGGGGTGACTTTACTACGAAGCAGTACCGAGGTAGCCGTGCAAGATTTGATAAGGTGTTTGATTCGACGGCACCATTGGCTAACGAACAGCTAGCTAGTGGTCTGCATGGTCATTTGACCAATACTGCAGAAAGATGGTTCCAATTACGAGTTCCTGGAACTCAAGAAAGTGCAGGCATGCGTCGATGGCTGCAATCGACAGTCGATCAGATGTTTGATCGCTGTTTCAACGTTCCGTCTACTAACTTTATAACGGCTGTCCATGAATTGTACTTGGACCTTGGTTCCTACGGAACAGGCGTCATAATGGTAGAAGACCGAGCTGGTAAACCTATTAACTTTAGATCTTTTCACTTGGCAGACTGCTACGTTGCAGAAAACCATGAGGGAGTCGTTGATACGGTTTATCGTAAGTATAAACACACCGCTAGACAGCTAATGCAGCTATATAGCGAGGTTTTACCTGATAAGTTTAAGGAAATAGCTACTAAGCAGCCATTCCAAGAATTTACGTGTGTTCATGCTGTCGAGCCTAGGGCTGACCTAGACTACGATAAGAAAGACAAGAATAATATGCCTTGGAAGTCATGTTATGTGCTTGTCGAAGAACAGATCATGCTTAAGGAAGGGGGATACCAAGAATTCCCTTATATGGTTCCTAGATGGTCTAAAACGGCTGGAGAAGTTTACGGTAGGTCTCCAGCTATGACGTGTATGCCTGATATTAAGATGGTCAATGAGATGATGAAGACGACCATCAGGGCTGCACAAAAAGCAACTGATCCTCCTCTTATGGTACCAGATGATGGCTTTATTATGCCATTGCGTACTATTCCTGGTGGATTAAACTACTACCGGTCAGGTACCCCAGATAAAGTTGAGCCTTTAATCGGTGGCGAACGTCCTGACGTTGGTCTTGATTTTATTGAAACTCGTAGAGAGCATATCAGTAAATCATTCCACGTAGACTGGCTGCAGATGCGTGAAGGCCCGCAAATGACAGCAACTGAGGTATTGCAGCGTCAAGAAGAACGTATGCGTCTCATGGGACCTATGGTTGGACGATTACAGTCTGAATTCTTAGGACCTATGATTGATCGTGTATTTGCTTTGATGAATAGACGTAAAGAATTAACTCCACCCCCTCCTGAACTAGAGGGGATGAATTTGCAAATTGATTATGTATCTCCAGTAGCTCGAGCTCAGAAATCACAGCTAGTATTTAACTTTACTCGATTCCTAGAGCAGATGGTACCACTAGCAAATGTGAAACCTGAGATCTTTGATAATATAGATGCAGATGCAACATTTAGGTGGGCTCATGGCACGCTCGATGCTCCGATGCAAACTTTGGTTGATCCTGAACAGGTACAAGAACTACGGGCTCAGAGACAACAGGCTGATCAAGAAATGCAAGAAGCTGCTATGATGCAGCAGCAAGCCACAACGGCAAAAGATATGTCGATGGCTGCTAAGAATGCTGGAATGCAACCTATGATGAACGGAGGCGCAGGTGGCGGACCAGGAACAGAATAGAAGTTTAACAGATTTACATGATGACATGCGGGCAATTTTTCTCACGCCTTCAGGTCAGCGTGTATTAAATCATCTGTGCAAAATCTCGTATGTCAATGACTCGAGTTATTGTCCAGGTGATACACACGAATCAGCACACCGAGAAGGTATGCGTCGTGTGGTTTTGAGTATCTTGAGGTTCATTGATAAAGACCCTCAAGAGTTATTAAACCTACCAAAGGAGGCTATCGATGAGTGAGGAAGCAATCGGGTCCGTTGATGCGGGTAGCTCGGGTGGTGATTGGAGAGCGTCGCTTGGCGACGATATTCGACATGATCCGAGCCTCGCGTCGATTCAGGACATTAATGGACTAGCTAAGTCTTATGTACATGCCCAGCGTATGGTTGGTGCTGATAAGGTAGCAATACCTAAAGAAGAAGCATCTGCTGACGAATGGAATGATTTTTACAATAGGCTAGGTCGTCCAGAAAAATATGAACTCCAGCGCCCAGAGCTAAATGAGGGTCTACAGTATGACTCGGCTATGGAAGACAAAATGCTGGGGATTATGCATGATGCAGGTCTAACACAGGCACAAGCAAACAAACTCTATAACGGCTATATGGAGCACATTAACGGCGAATTTGGCGAAATGTCAAAAGGTCGTGAACTTCAGCAAGCTGAATGGGATCGTCAGATCCGTAATGAGTTTGGACGTGCTTATGAAGAACGTGTTGACATGGCCCAACGTGCAGCAGCAGAGTTTGGCGGCGAAGAATTCTTAGGCTGGCTTGATGAGTCTGGTATGGGTGACCATCCAATGCTCGTTAAGATGTTTGCTAAGATTGGTCAGCAAATGATGGAAGCAGGCGTAGATCCACAGGGTCGAGGCCAGTCATTTATGCTAACCCCTGATGCAGCGCGACAGGAAATTGCACGGCTACAGCGTGATCCTAATTTCATGGCACAGTATAGTGATAGTGAAAAAGACGGTCACAATGCAGCTATTGAAAAAATGCAGCAGCTATTTGGCTTTGCTTATCCGGAGCAGATGTAATGAGCAAGGTTGACGTAGCAGTATCTAATAAAAAGAAGGCCCAGCCAAAAACTGGGTCTACCAAACTTACTAAAGGACAGCAAATTAAAGCCTTGGGTGATTCTATGTTTGGTGGATTAGGTGCTGCTATGGGCTTTGGAGACAAAGCAAAAGCTGCTTGGGAGAAGAAGAACAAAAATGGCTAGCACAATTAAAATGGGTTATCTGGACGAAGAGTTCAGAAAAACTAAGATAGGACGGTCAAAATCGACTCAGAATAAGTATCTGGAATACCAGAAACAGCTTGCTGAGCGTATGTCTGTTCCATCTAAATATCTT